GCCGTTTGGTTTGACGTTCCAAACTTTGATTTAAAAGTTACATCTTGAAAGTTAAAATCAGTGTCAGCAGGACTAGCACTTGTAGCTGTTGAATTTAATATCGGAGTATCATCAAGAAATACATCTTTCAAACTTGCATTGTCATATGCAGTTGTGCCTTTTGTAAGACCTTCTTTTGATGCACTAGCAAAACCTTCTATCTCTCCTTCAGATATTAAATCCTGAACAGTAGCAAAACTTCTACTATGTAAAGTATCAGGAGCACGATATGGAGGTGGGGGTGGTTTTGGTGGACCTCC